GAAGAGCTACGCAATGACTAAACCAACCAACACAGCCTTGAAGGCCCGTATCGAACTGTTAGCAACACTTTCCCTCACGGAACTAAACCAACTCGACGAAACCCTCGAACCAGCAAAGACACAGGCAAAGATACTCCAACTAGAGGCAGAAAACACACACCTACGCCAACAACTAAAAACCGCGCTCGCGACAGTTAAACGAACTGAACGCACACTCCACACCGTAAGAACTCTACTTACCGAGGCTAGGGAACACATCAAAACCCAACAACCCACCACTACCAAACCAACTAACCCAGCGCTCGCTGTCTTCACTGACCAAAGAATCAAAGCAGGAGAAAAAATCCTTAATGTTTCATAAACCCGAAAACGGCATAGGTTACCTAACCATAGATCAATGGGAAAGACTCCAATGGGCTTTCCATGACGCCACCAAACTCATTCCCTGGCTAAAAATAGCCGGATACGTCAAAACCACAGACCTAGACACCCGAATCCAATCCAGCAACACCCACCCACTAGGCATGCCACCAACCCTCATAGCAGCCTTAGAAATCAACCGCCTAATCCACGAACTCAACCCATACGAACTAGAAGAAGCAGCCAACAACACCTACCTAGCCCAAACCTGCCTAAACCTTATCCGCGAAGTAGAAACAGCAAAACACCACTGGCCCTACCAAGACCGCCCACACAGAGTCAAATACATGAACTGCCTCAACTGCAACCGAGAAACCCTCAAATACTATCCACCTCAACAACCAGGCCAAGACATCCAAGTCAAATGCACAAACTGCCACACAACCTTAGACCAAACAATGTTCGCCCACGCCACAGCACTAATACAACACCAAACACAAACACTCAAAATCCAACAAACACACAAAAACCGCGCTCGCGGAATCTAGGACGAAGAAATGCATTCTTATTCAGATTCAATACCTTGGATGTCGATGACCAAAGCAGCTGCAGAATTTAATCTAAGCAAACGCCAAATCCGCAGACTGGTTGAGCAGGGGACTGTAAAAGCTGTGCGAATGAGGTACGAGACGTTTGTTTATGTTCCAGATTTAGAGAAACGCCCTCGACGTGGAGAAAAACTAATGTCCTAATCGTCCTATATGATCTAGATAATAGATTTACTATATGCATTTTTTGGCGAGTTTAAATAACTTATGAGGGGTTCAATGACGAACACTAATATTGAGGGTGTGCCACCTTCACCTTTAAGTGTTTCTGCTAATCCGCATTTCACTGATAACGGTCGTAAAGGGCGTTACGGAGTAGCATATCTTCGTTCTTTAGCGGCACATGCCGGAGTCAGATTTAATGAAACTTCACCTGATGAAGACGTCGATGCGATTGATGTGGCGTTGGATTTTGGCCGGGCTAGCGCAAAAATTCAAATAAAGTGTTCGGCTAAGTGGAAGGTTAATCATTCCTCTGCGACGCTACAACTTAAGCCAGAGTGGATCGAAAAGTGGACTGAGAACTATGAACCTACATATGTAGTTCTAGTTAAAGTACCTTCATTGGTTGGTGATTGGATTGAAGCAAAGTCCTCTAGTACAGTTCATCGTGCGGTTGCTTTTGGAAAGCGGTTTGATTCAAATGAACACACTAGTTCTATGAAATTCACTGAGGCTGACCGGTTGACTAGCGAGATGCTATACAAGTGGCGAGACGAAGTCTACGAGTTCCATGAGAGAGGTAGAGGGATTTTGTATGAACAATGACCTATTTAAAGACTTCTCAGCAGTTTTAAAAGTACGAGGTTGGTCAATAAAAGAGACTAATCCTAATGGGGCAGATTTATGGTCCCTAAATGACGGTACTGAGATGTATCTGCCTAAAGAGCTGAAACTTGGGTCATTTGTGTGGAGTGATTTAGTTAAGCGGGTTGCCTATGCTCATAATGCAAATGTTGCGAAAATTGAACAAGAAGTTGAGTTTATACGTTGCGATATCACTCGATTCAGGATAGATGATGTCTCATCTGATGACAGTACAGTATCTTTAGAGGCCGGTGCCTCTGTTATAACTTCGGCTTTCGGAATGTTAAGAGCTGCTGCTACCGCTGCACGTCGTCCTAGGCAAACAATAGGGGGTAGTTATTCTAAACTCGGAGACGAAATTGTCAGCGAAGCCCGACTTGCGCATACAGAAAAAGGCTCATTTGTTTTTCCAGTGGCTTTGAAGATAAGCGAAGCTCCTATCTCGGAAGAGGTGGAGTTAGATGGGGCCAGCTCTTATTTCATGCCACCTGAATCTCCCGAAAGGCGAGTAATGCGTACATTAGCTCAAGCCATGGACGCATTTGATAAACATGTTATTAAGCCAGGAAAGGATCCTCAGCGTCCGGCCCTTGATCAGTTTGTAATTGCTGGGGGTACTAAGGAACTGCTTTGGTACGTTAGTAAAACTCTTACTGAACCTGGAGTTTCATGGTTTGAAACAGGTTTTGAATGGTCCCCTATTGAGAATATTGATACTGAATCTCCAAGCCGTGTCGTTATCCCCGCAGATAATGAAGCAAGAGAGCTTGTTGCTCGTTCAGTGAAGCTACTATCCGTTCCTAAACGCGACACAATGCAAGTCTTTACTGGACCAATTATCCATATAAGTCATGCTCCTGAAGATTTATTTGGAGAAATTGCAATTCAGACACCCGTTCATGGCAGTTCGAGATTGGGGCGTATTGAATTACGTGTTAGAAGAGAACAACTTAGTGACATCCATGATTGGATGAAAACAGGAAAGACAGTAGTTGTTCAGGGCACGGTGTCTCGAGCTCCTGGGAGGCCAGCGAGGCTTGAGAGTTCAACAAAACCCAGCCTCCTCGAAAACGCAATGCTATTTTCACAAGATGAGAATTAATACTTGAGGTAAAGAATTCTGAAAAAAGTTAGAAATAATCTCTTTGTTCTATGGTAGGTTAAACGAAATCAAATCCTAATTTCCACCTAATTTTTGCCAATCTGGACACACCCAGGAGAAACAAAATCAATGTCCTAATTGTCCCATATACTAAGGATGGTGGATTTCTGTATCTAGCTTTAAACTAAAGGTCTCCGATTTTTTAGAACATCTAGCAAAACGTCACTCAAAACTGTCTCTCCTAGATTAAAGGCATTTAGTTCCTGACCAATAGCTAGTAAAGCACAAACTTTAGCAGCCTCTATGCGAACCTCTATTGTCTCTTTCTCAAGTTCCCTAGAAGAAGGCAGTAAATCACGCGCTTCATTCCAAAGTTCACTAGAAACACTTCCAAAATCACTCACTTGAATTTCCTTTTCTTTGTTCTAAATTCTTGACGGTAACCAGATAATAACAGTATTTAGGGTGTATTACTCTTAGCCTTAAGTTTTGCTAAGTAGTTGATGAAACCAGAACAAATCACTAGAAAATAAATAGCTAGAGGCTCGTCCGCGGGAATTGAATCATCCTTCAAGGCGTGCCTTATCCCCTTGTCATCACTAGTGAAACCGTAAAGATTATTCCAACCTTCAAACAGGGCGGGATGATTATCAACAACCATGGTTTTCAAATCTTTAAAAGCTTGTGAAGGATCTTTTTTCTCTGTGAAATCTTTTACCGCAGCTTCCACTGCTTGAATTGACTCAAGAAGAACACTCTTATAATTCGCGGAAGGCCTTTTAGAAAGTTCGTTTACAGCGTTATTCAAATGCTCTCTAGAAGCAGAAACAGGAGAACTATCAATAGCTTCATTGATTTCAGTTAACTCAGCTTGGTCAGCGACAGGAATAATTGAACCCTTGACGATACGGAATCCGACTAAATTCCTTTCAAAAATATCGTTTATGGCTTTTGTTCTAGTCTCTTCTGCGGAGTATGAGGAAAAGGATTTCCAAAACAGTTGCAAAATATCCATTACATAGAACCATTCACCAGACTGTACGATTAGTTTCAACTGATTCATAGCGTGACTCCATGTAAAGCTATCCACATCTTGTCGCAAATACCCAGTCCAAATGTCTTTAAGAACGTATTCAATCGACTTGTCCCCAGCTCTTATCTTTCTATTGATTATTGGGCTCAAATAGTTCCAGATATCTGTCCTGGTGTCTTTATCTAAATCATTAACCTGACTAACAGACCTAACAGGAACAAACCCTTGCTGCCTAGAAAAAAGCTCCACCTGCTTCTCCTTTGAAGTAAAAAAACTACTAACCACTATAACCCCAGCTAACTGCAGAAAACCCACACGTAGGAACCAATCAATGGCAAACAAACTCAACGACCACACATACACCAAGCGAACAGCGGCGCTTCGTAAACGTCAAGATCCATGTCACCTATGTGGCAAACCAATTGATTACACCCTCCCATATACCGACCGAATGAGCTTCACTGCAGACCATGTAATCCCTAGAGCCAAAGGTGGCAAATTATTGGGGGAGATACGGGCCGCACACCGCTCATGCAACTCTAGACGTGGAAAAAAAGACCTAAACACTCCAAAACCAGTAACAACCAGAAACTGGGTATCCCAATAACCCACAAATAGGGGGTAGGGGCCCTCCCTCCCCCTTCTTCCGAGTTCCTCGGCTTAGTCGGATTTTTTACACACGCAATTTTTATGTCTACCAAGGAGAGATTATGTCTACTAGAGCCTTAGCTCCGTGTGGTTCCCTTTCCGCTTACCGCAGGCATAAACGTCTGAAAGAGCCTGTAGATAAGGCTTGCGCGGAAGCTGCACGTGAACAAACTAGGAAAAGAAGAGCCAAACCTTTAGCAGCAGTAACTGCTTTACCTGAAGTGTCTACCAATACCGGAATTGACGAGTTGGACGATGCCCGCGAAAACCTTCGGATTCTGTCCGCTGCTATGCGCGAAGCACCAGCTTCAGCAATTGCTGGACTTTCTAAACAGCGCCAAGCACTAGTTTCAAGGATCGCTGTATTGACTAGAGCTTCTGCTCCGAGAGTAGGTGTGGTGGATGAACTTGCAAGACTCCGTGAGGAAAGGCGAGCAAAAGCCTAGATTCGAGTCTTGGCCTGTAGGGGTTTCTTCGGCTGTTGAAGAGGCTTCGCAGCTGGCCGCATACGCTGGCCTTGTTTTAGATCCCTGGCAGGAACATGTCCTGGAGAAATCTTTACAGGAGCAAGCAGACGGTAGATGGTCAGCATTCCGTGTAGGTTTGGTTGTTCCCAGGCAGAACGGTAAGAATGCGGTTCTTGAAGCTAGAGAATTAGCTGGCGCTTTACTTTTCGGGGAATCGGTTATTACTCATACTGCGCATCAGTTCAAGACGGCTAAGAAGTCGATGCTTGAGATGATGAAGCGCATATGGAATTCGCCACTCATTCACGAGGTTGAGGGTTTTACCGGCACCGAAACATCTTTTAGAGATGTTGCCGGATTCCGTACAGGTAATGAGCCGGGTATCACGTTCAAAAATAAATCTCTAATCCAATTCTTTGCCAGGTCTGGTGACTCTGGCCGTGGTTTCACGGGGGATTTGATTGTCCTAGATGAAGCCTATGCTTTGAAGGCAGATGAGATTGATGCGCTAGTGCCTACATTGGCTGCGAAATCTATGGATGGTAATCCTCAGATTTGGATTACTTCATCGGCTGGGCAAGTGGATTCAGACTATCTAGCCAGTATCCGTAAAGCAGGTATTGAGAAGTCCTCTAACCGGTTGGCCTATTTTGAATGGTCAGTAGAGGACGATACAGACCCTACAGATCGTGAAGCATGGTATCGAGCTAATCCTGGACTTGGCTATCGAATAAGTGAGCAATACATCCAAGACGAGTACGAGGCGATGCTTCAAGATGATGGATCATCTACAGGTTTCAAACGAGAACGATTAGGCATTTGGGAGAAATTAGGCGGTGAGTCCGCCATTCCTCAAACAGAGTGGGAAAACTGTTACGCGAAAAATGCTTCTGAACTGGAGCCAATTAAAGTTGCTCTAGCAGTAGATGTACCACCTGACCGCGCATCAGCAGTAATTGCTTTAGCTGGCGAACTCGATGACGGTCGAACATTTATTGAAGTCATTGACAGACGAGACGGTACAGATTGGATCCCTGAAGCTTTAGTGAAATTACAGGAAGCTTTAGACCCTTCAGCAATCGTCGTAGATTTCGGTGGAGCTGCAGGCACTTTAGCTCAAGACCTAAGATCTGCAGGATTACGAACTCTCCAAATCGAGTACAAAAACTATGGCAAAGCATGCGGAAGATTCTTCGACCTGGTGATTGAAGGAAAAATAGCTCACTCAAACCAGACCGAACTCCAGCAAGCGGTATCAGTATCAATGGTTACCCCTATGGGTGATTCTCTCTGGAAATGGAACAGGAAAACCAAAACTGGTGACATTAGTCCTTTAGTGGCTGTGACATTAGCAACGTATGGATTGAACAAGTCAGTCAACAAATCTACTACTAGAAAGGCATTGGTGATGTAGATGAAGGTATCCGCAATTTCAGCATTGCCTGGCCTTACGAGGGAAGAGAAAAAAGACGTAAATGATCTGATCGTTCTCCTAGGCAGAAAATCCGTTAGGAACAGGTTACGCACTAGATACTACGACTCTCGCCAAACAATCCAGCACTTAGGCATAGCAGTACCCCCACAGTTGCAATCAGTTGAGACTGTTATTGGTTGGCCAGCCAAATCTGTAGACGCTCTAGAACAAAGAATAGATCTCGATGGTTTCGTTCTCGCAAACGGTAACCTGGATGATTTCGGGTTAGACCAAATCTGGGACAATAACCGCCTATCTCTAGAATCTTCCGAAGCTCACATTTCTGCCTTGAAATATGCTGTCACATTCGTTGCAGTCTTGGCAGGGGAGAAAACCATCGGGGAGCCAGATGTAGTAATCCGTCCGCTGTCTGCGACAGGCACAACAGCTAAATGGGATCCTATTGCGCGGAGAGTAAAAACAGCTTTATCTGTAACTCAAGTAACAGATTCCGGTGAGGTAAAAGAATTCATCCTCTACAACGACAAATTCGTCCACACACTAACTTTTGACGGTGCTAAATGGGTTAACGACTCCAGAGCACATGTTCTAGGACGTGCACCAATAGCTGTTCTTCCATTCCGGCCAAGCCTTGAATACCCTTTCGGAAGATCCCGAATTTCACGAGCAGTCATGTCCATAACAGACAGAGCGGTCAGAACCCTACTGCGCATGGAAGTATCGGCAGAATTCTACTCATCACCCCAAAGATACGTACTTGGAGCAAATGAGAAAGACTTCGTCGGAGCCGACGGCAAACCACGAACCGGCTGGGAAGTCATGCTCGGCAAAGTCCTAGCACTAGAGGGCGACCCAAACAGTGACAAGCTACCCGTCGTCGGTCAGTTCGCTCAAATGACCATGCAACCCCACGTCGAAATGGTTAGAGCAGATGCCGCACTATTCGCTGGTGAAACAGGGCTACCAGTTTCAAGCCTCGGAATAATTCACGACAACCCAGCATCAGACGCGGCCATGCAAACAGCCTATTTAGACCTGGTAAAAACCGCTGAGAGAGCAGCAATCCCATTCGGTATGGGATGGGTGGACGCAATGAAACTTGCGGTAATGGTTAGAGATGGCTTATCCGAACCTCCTTCAGAACTAGCCGGATTGAAAGCAAAATTCCGTAACCCAGCCACCTCCACAAGAACCGAGGCAGCCAACGCCACAGTGCAGTTTGTTTCAGCATTCCCATGGGCATCAGATTCAGATGTTGCACTTGAAATGTTTGGCCTAGACCGTACAGATATATCAAGACTGCAAACAATAAGAGAGCAAGGCAAAATCTCGACTCTTTTGAGCACGTTGCAAACAACTGTCTCAGACACGGCAACAGAAATAGTTGCTACCAGAGATGATGTTACAGAGGGTCAGTAATGACTCTGGCGACCATTAGAAGTTATGGCAAACTCCTAAATCAACTTGTGGCTCACGCCGTAACTGATGTTGAACAGATCACTAAAAGACTCGATACCTTAGGTTCTACAGCGGTCAAAAATGGGTTAACACTAACGTTTGGACATATTCTCGAACCATACCGCCAGGCAACAGGGCTTTTAGCAGCAAGGTATCTATCAGAAACCATCGTTTCAAAATATGGTGGCCAACTATATATCCCACCCGGAGTTGAACCGATAGCTAAAGGACAGATAGCTGCCTCAGTCAACTGGGCAATAACAGGCTCAAGTAGCACTGATCAACTCATTAGAAAACTTGGCGGTACAACAACAAGACTTGTTCTTGGTGCGGCTAGAGACACTACCTCAAACAATGTTGAGCTCTTAAACGGTACAGACTATTTTGGTCAGACTTTAAGAATCGGATGGCAAAGATTCCCACTCCCAGGGTGTTGCGACTTTTGCGCCATGATCGCCTCAAGAGGGCCAGTATATAAAACACTTGAATCAGCAACTACTGTCGTTGGTAGAGGGTCAAACCGCACAGGATATGACTCTAACGGGGTTAGGCTCACTGGCGGTATCGGTGGCGGTGTAGTAGCTAGGGGTAATAAGCCTTTAGGTTCGAAATATCATGACTCTTGCAAATGCGTAGTCGCTCCCGTTTATGAAGGAGACGACTGGTCTAATGATTGGGCTGAAAGGTTTATGGATCGCTACACGGGTAAAGTCACTCGTGAACAAGAAGCGGCAGTAGCGGCAACTATTGCATGGAACTCACCAAAAGCAATAGAGATCAGAAACAGTGTAGGCAAATCCGGCAACAAATCTTCTACCGGCGGTGGCAAGCCTGGTTCAGGAAGCGCTAATTCGGGTGGTAGTGGTTCTGGCGGGGGTAAACCTCCAATACCGCCCAATCAGAGACCTAGCTCATCAGGACCTGATGATTCAAATAAAACATACTTTGTGGTTAACGAAAATGGTGTTGTTGTTCGTTACGGACCTTTCGATCCAAAGTTTTCTACAACAATCGACTATTTACCTGAATTACCGAAAGCACTTACCCAACTGCCAGATGGTGTAAAGATTTCACAGAAAACTTGGAAGCATATCCTCTACGCAGACAACGGTAAAGGCGGGCACCTATACGGCAGTGGGGGTAAGGCAGAGTTTCCCGCACATTGGTCACCAAACGACATAGCAGATGCAATCCACGAAGTGCTTCAAAAAAATAATTACTGGCTAAATACTAAAGAAACCCTAGCAAATATTACAGGGTCATATAAGGGTATCGATTTAGCAGTAACGATACGTAAAACCAAATCAGGGTACTCAATTAACACAGCTTGGCCAGTAGGCAAGTGGTAGAATCTAAACATGGAGTTTTCAGAAGAATTAGCTACCCGCTTGGTTAAGCAAGCGGTATCTTTCGCTGTAGGGAATCCGCTACGAGCTATGCAGGATTTACTCTTTATGGAAGAGTTCGAATTAGCAGCTTTAACAGCTATTGAGCAACTCATTTTTAATGAATATGATCTCGATAGAGAGACTTTAGAAGCTCTCACTGAACTCCAAAAAAGTGAAGAGCTACCAATCACAATTGAAAATGAACTTAAAAGATTACTGTCTCTGGCTTAATAGCCAGAGCAAATCTTAAAGAGCCACCTTCGGGTGGCTTTTTTCATACCCAAAACGCTTCTAGGTGTTCTCGCTTGCACCTTCATCACCGGTTTGGGGTGCACCGGTGAAGGAAAGCACCCCTCAATGGTTTCCACAGTGTTTTTCTGTGGCAGTTACGCAGACTGTTTCTGCGGACTCTAAAGCCGACAGGCTCTAAATGGAAAGGAACAGACTCATGTCTGAAAACACAACTGCCACAGATGCTGGGCAGGCCGATAACACTAACGATAAGACACCGGTTGCTTTTACTCCGATTACTTCTCAAGAAGATTTCGATAAAGCAATCCAGGCCCGTATCGCTAGGGAGCAATCTAAGTACAGCGACTACGCTGACCTGAAAGCTAAAGCAGAAAAGCTGAATCAGATAGAGGAAGCTAACAAAACTGAACTCCAGAAAGCTCAAGATGCTCTACTGGAAGCTCAGGCTAAAACTAAAGCACTTGAGGTTGCGAACCTACGTGCTCAGGTAGCTGAAGCTAAAGGGGTTCCTTCAACTCTCCTCACTGGAGACACGAAAGAAGCTATCGAAGCTGCTGCTGATGCTTTGCTCAGTTTCAAAGGACAGACTCCTTCTGCTCCTAAATCTGACGCTCTTGGGCGTACAAACACTTCTTCAACCGGAGGCACTACTTCTGCTCAGTTCGCTGAAGCAATAAGTCACCTCCTTTAACCGAAAGGAAAAAACTATGGTTGACATCAACCGTGGCACTAGCGGGATTACTCTTCCTGCTGAAGTTTCTCAAGAAATTTGGGGAAATGTTCAGCAAGAGTCCGCTGTGCAGAAACTAGCCCGCAAGGTAGATCTACCTGGTCGTGGTATTTCAATCCCAGTCCTTACTGGTGACCCGTCAGCTAACTGGGTCTCTGAAACTGCTGAAAAACCAGTCTCAAGAGGCACATTCGCTACTAAGCAGCTGACTCCATACACTCTTGCAGTGATTGTTCCATTCTCGAACCAGTTCAAACGAGACGCAGACGCGCTATATGCCGAATGTGTCCGCCGTCTACCTCTAGCACTGGCTAAGAAGTTTGACGCTACTGTGTTTGCTTCAACCGGTGCCCCTGGTCTTGATTTCGCACAGCTGGGTGGTGCCGGTGCAGTAGCTCTGTCTCCTCACGCCACTGATGTCAAGAAAGGCACCTACGCAGGTCTTGTAGAGGCTTACACCACAGTCGCTGGCAACGATGGTGCACTAAACGGTTGGGCTCTATCTTCCCAGGCAAAGTCTCTGCTACTTGGTCAGGTAGACACTACTGGTCGTCCGCTTCTTCTTGAATCAATGGCTGATGGAGCTTCAGTTCCAAAGCTTCTTGGAGAACAGGTCGAATAC